TCATGGGGCACAGAGCGCCAGACGCTGAGTGTAAATTCCCTGGCGGCGGTCGTAGTCGGTCTGGATGGCCTGGACACGGTACTTCTCCTCCGAGATTCCACAGCGCTCGTCGGTAACCTCCACGACATCGAGGAGCTCCTGGCCGACGTTGGTGGGGATAACGAGGTTGCCGCGCTCCGCTCGCAATGACGCCTCCCTTAGGATGGCGTCGGCCCTCTCCTGGGCCCTGGCGGCGGTGGTGAGGTTGGGGTCATAGTCCTGCTCGAGCTGGTCTATAGCCAGGGCAAGTAAGTCCCAGTCAAGGGCTTCTTCCATGATACGGTTGTCGCCGCTGTCCCGGCCGATGGCCCGGGCCCGGCTGGTGAACACTTGTTCACAATAGTTACCTGTCAGGATGGCGTGGTCGGTGCCGTAGGAGTAGCAGCTGCTCTCGCTGGCCAGTGGGTTCTTGGTGAAGGCTTCCTGGCCACGGAATACGAGCTTATCGGGAACGAAGGAAAGAAGCCTCCTGATAGCGGTGTCTCCCCCGGTGCCAGGGCTGACGGTGAAGTCGGGGTAGAAGTTGTTGATGGCGGAGGACTGGGGCTTGGCGGGGGTGTTGGTGAGCTTGATGCCTGTCCTGGCTAAGAGCTGGTAAAGAATCTGCCAGACGGACCTGGGGTTGACGGCGTCCTTGTTCCACCTCACCTGGTAGCGGGCGGTCCAGCGGTCCATGAGGCCCCAGCCGTCCAGGCAGGTGAGGATGAAGCGGGACATGTTGGGTTTGGAGGAGTACTCCCAGGAATCAATCCAGTAGGTACCGGCCCCGGAGCTCTCGTTGCCTGCTGTCGTCTTATAGCCGAGCTTGAGGACGATTTCGCTGCGGAAGCGAAGCGAAGCGAGCTCCCCCTCCCCCGGGCTGGCATACTGGCCCTTGGAGTTGTCGAGTTCCAGGATGAGAGAGCCTTCGCTACGCTCAGAATGACAATGCTGGGTAAGAGCGACGATATCCCTGGTCAGGTCGAGGGGCGAGTCGGCGGGGCGGGGGGCTCTCCAGACTCCGTCGGGCTTTCCCATCCACCAGTAGCCGGCGGTGCTCTGGAGCCTCAAGCCGTAGGCGGGGCTGACGTCCAGGAAGGGCCTGGGCTCGGTAAAAGTGGTATCGTCCCAATAAGTGCCCTTGACCGTGTGACAGGCCAAGGGGCGGGTGTAGGCGGTTGTGCCGGTGAACTTCTCCACGGCCAGGATACGGTTCGTCTCATAGTCCTGAGCCGAGGCGGGGAGATGGCAGTCGGGGTACTCGTAGGTGATATCTTCCCCATCCGGGGACACAAGGAAGCTCTCCAGGGCGGAAAAGTTGTAGGTGTTGGAGAACTGGGTGCGAAACAGGTCGAAGTGATTATAGGGGGAATCGGACTCCTTGGCAGCCAGGACGAGCTCCATGGCGGGGGTGGAGGCGTTGAAAGTGGCGCCAATGCCATAGGTATCCAGGAATATATGGGTGGCGGCGCCATGAAACTCCTTGATATGCTGCGACGTGGACTGGTCGGAAGTATCGAGGACTATGCCGTTAAGCTCGTTAGCTTTAAGGGCGAAGCAGACGACGACGTCACCGGTCCCCCACCAACAAGCGGCCAGGGATAGGACATCAGCATAGGCGACGAGCTGGGCGTCATCCCAGGTCTGGCCGTAATCGTAGGAGTAGCACTTCCAGAGTACGTTGCTGGTGGTCTTGTAGAAGATACAAACCTTGGCGCCATAGGCGGCGATGGCACAGGGCCCGGCGCAGTCGGTGGCGATTTGAGTCCACTGGGAATAGTCGGAGCTCGGGCCGGGGTCGGTTATCTTCTGGCGATAGAGAATATTGCCGGCAGCCGCCCTGATGCGGTGCATGCTCCCCTGGCCGTCGAAGGCGATGCCGTGGTGGTTGTCGGGCTCGCTGCCCTCGTAAAGACGGGTCCAGGTGAGGCGCTTAATGCCCGCCTCATAGTCATAGACCTTAGCCTCGACATAGGGGAGACGGTGGGGCTTCTTCTGGGCGGCGAGTAAGGTAGCTGATAGAGTTCTCATTGTACCTTTAAGTAGTCAGTAGCCAGTAGTCAGAATTCAAAAGAAGGCCTCCCGGATGATTTTGGCGATGATGAGCCAGGCGATGACGCCGAGGGCGCGGCCAAAAACGTAGTAATGATGGTCGGCCTTTAGCTCCTTTAAGAGTTGGCCGGGGAGCTGATGCTTCGCTGGCCAGGGGCAGAGGACCTCGCAGAGCCCCTCCACGAAGGCATGCCATTCCTGGTAGCAATCGAGGAAGGCGGCGGGCCTGATTCCTTTAAGGAAGCCATTGTCCCCGTCATGAGGCATTAGCCCTGCTCCTTCTTCTCCTTGATGTGCTGCACCGTCCTATCGCCGAACCACCAAAGGATGCAGCCGGCGGCTAAACCCAGGAACCATTGGGGGGCATCAATCCCCTCGACGACGACCTGGGCGATGACGGCAGCGAAGATGATGGTGACGGCGGGCCTGGTGGCGGCCCGGAAAAAATTAGTGAAAACCTCCACCAGGGTCGGGTTAGCTTTGTTCTGTTCCTCTGGCATGTCTCCTCCTTAGCTAGATAGGCCCTGAGAGGCTCAGGAAAGCCCCTGTTTTCGTTTTTGCGCCTCTTTATACTCAGAGCCTTCGTTGGTTGCCTGTTTTAAATCAGAACGCCCAGGGTGTCGGGGACGGACTTGCCGGCTTTTTCATAATGCCTGGCTAAATGCCGGGCGGCCTGGATGATGGCCTCTCCGGAGGCCCGGACCCTCTCCCCGCGGTAACCACCTCTGCTCAAGGCGGCGACGGCTGCCGGCATGCGGTCCCAGTCCACGGTCTTCTCGATATCGAGGCGTCCCTGGAGAGCCCGGAAGATGGCTTTGGTGTGATGGGGGAGCTTCCAGGTCTTATCAGGATCGTGAGGGTCGCCGACGATGGCGAAGGCCTCTTTGGGGAGTCCCTCCTTCGTGATTTCTTTTTCGAGTGCTTCTTTTACTTTTGATTTAGGCATGATTTTCCTCCTTATGTTGGAGAGTGCTTCCTTTACGTCAAACATAGCTATAATTCCTTTGTGTATATGATACGCTCCCATCCTGCCTGTTGGTTTACGGCGGCCGTCGCCTCGACGCCGAGAGTTACAACTGCACCTCCGGGAATGTCAGCAGTTGGCGGGTTAGTTGTGTGGGTGGTTTTCAATACATTGTTGACGTAGAATTTAACCGAAACGCCAGGGTCAACCACCGCCTTGCATTGATAGAGGAAGTTGCTGACGCCGACTGGTAAGTCAACGCCGGTGTCCTTAGTTTCCTGGGTTGTGCCATCGGCACTAGAGGAAAAAATACTATCGGCATCTATGATAAAACCGACGTGGGCCTTAGTTTCTGTCGGTGGTAAAGCAGTATGGTCAATAAGAAGCATAATTATACGGTGAGTAGTACCACCAGCAGCGAGCCGATGGCTGAGAGGAAACTCAACCGTTACCTCCTTCCCAGAGGGAAAGGGGTAGTTAAAGCCGTAAGTGGTTCTGGCCAGGCAATTATTATTTAATGTTGCCCCACTGGCTATGACGAGCGCCGTTCCACCAACGCTAACCGAGCCTCCGCCAGGGATTAAAGTCGTCATGCCGTCCTTAGACATCCAGTCTAATTGCGTGGTATAGATTTTAGGTGTCCACAGTGCTTTATAGAACTCAACGGCATCTTCGGCGGCATTGACCCTTAGCGATTGCTCCGCCTTTCCTGCATAGCCAGCGGGGGTGTCAGTGAGGCCCAGGAAGGTGGGGCTGCCCCCGGGCCAGGTGGCGATGACGCAGGCGTCCCTGGGGTTGCCCCCGGGAATGGCGACGATAACATAGTTGCCGATGACCATGGCTGACGACGGGATGTTCTTGGCCACGCTGATGTCGTCGAAATAGGTCGTCAAGGATCCTGCGAGCTGGACGCCGGCCTTATAGGTCCCGCTGCTGAAGTTTTTGAGGACTCCAATCTCTAACATAGGTCAAAATCATCAATCATCATCAAACATCATCAAAATGATGACCCTTTAATCTTCGGTGTAGAGCTCCCCGGTGATGATGCGGCTGCTGCGGGAGACGGCTTTAAGCTTCCTGTCGTAGCGGGCGAGGCGCTCCTTGCCCCAGGCCCGGTAACTGGTGGTACCATAACGGCCGGCGATGAAGGCTCTATCCACTGTGGCCGCCGATGCCGACATGGCCAGGTAACCGGTGGCGCCGAGGACTATAATCTCCTCGTGCTCGGCGGGGATGGTAGTGGATGAGGCGTCCAGGGTGTGCTTCTTAAGCCACTTTACCCGGGCGTCGTTGCCGTTGCCCTCGTCCTGCATGTAAAGGTGGCCGGCCCAATACTCGACCCTCTGGAAATATTTGGGCTTGTAGCCGATGGGGAACTCGACGGACTCGATTTTGAGCAAGCCTGACAGAGAAGAGATATCGAGCTCGGTATTGCCGTCGGTGGTGGCGATATCGTCCTGCTGCTCGATGGGGGCACGGAGGGAGTACTCCGTGACAACCCTGTCGATGGCTCCGTCGACCTCGTCATCGGCCCAGCGGTAATTCTGGCTGTCGGTGTCCTGGAGATCTTCCCGGACCCGGGCTCGCATCTCTGTTAGGTTCATCTTCTTACCTCGTTAGTAGCCAGTAGTCAGGAGCCAGTAGCCAATAGGTTCTTACTTCTGGATTCTGACTACTGACTCCTGCTTTCCGCTAGTCTCTCACTCCTGTCAACATGGCGGCCTTGACGATGGAAAAGTTGGCCAGAGATACATACCACTTGACCCTGGTCCGGGAGGCGTCCTTGGTCTCGAGGGACCCGAGGCGCTCGGCCTGGATCATCTCGGGGCTGGTAAGGCCGCAGACGGCGCCCTCTCCCATCTGGAAGGCGAAAATAGCCGAGCAATCGCCGGATGTGCCCACGGTGTAATTATCCTTAACCCAGTCGGAGATGGCGACGGGAATGCCGTTATAGAGCTCGACAAACTCGCCGAGCTTGCCCTGGCCGACCTGCAGGTTGTTGCCCTCGGCCCTGGCCAACGCTGCGAGCTTCCTGCGGGACCGGCGGCTCATTAAGAGCAGGTCGGGCTTGCCGCCACGAACGAGGTCGATTAGCTGGTCCATCTTGGACAGGGCGAGGGTAGCGCCGTTGACGGCCGAGCCAAGGTGGTTGCCGTAGCGGCAGGTCCAGGTGACGGTGCTGTCGGAGTTGGTCTCTCCCTCGGTGGTCTTCCAGGTAGGCTCTGAGGCTCCTGACGTGCCGGCGGTGGTGCACTCGTAACGGAAGCCATTCTCCTCGCCAGCAGTGGGGACGACGATGTCTCCCAGGGAATAGGCAGTAGTGGCCGTCCAGGCGGTGCCCTTCATGGTCTTGTACAGGCCGTCGGGCTGCTTGGAGTTGACGCCTGAGTCGCCGTTCAGGAAGGTGTTCTCGAACTCGTTCCTCAAGGCCTTGGCCTTCAGCTCGATGACGGCGGCCTCGAGGTCCTGGATATTACTGCGGGTGGACTTGAGGAAGTTGTCGACGTCGGCGTCTCCGCCAAGGACACAGAGGCTGGCGGAGCACTGCTCGAACTCCGGCTCTGATGTGGTCCAGGTATCGGTGACGGGGTCGTACCAGGCCACGGTGGGCAAAGTCTTCTCCCGGTTGTACTTCAGGCTATTGCCCACGATCTGGATGAAGGGCAGCTCCTGTAAGATGGGGCTGTCCTTGACGATGGTCTCGATGATTCCTTTAAGCAGGATATCGGTCGAGAGCTTACTTGCTTCTGCTAAAGATATACTCATATTTCCTCCTTAATTAAATCCAAATTTCAAAATCCAAATAACAAACTAAAACAAAAATTCAAATGACAAATTTGGACTTTGAGCTTTGGTATTTGAACTCTATTAGGTTCCTCCTCCTTTTTGTTGGATTCCAGCGGCGATCTTCTCCCTGGGGGTTAAGCCCTCGAGGGATATCTCGCCCCTGGTTGGCGCCCCCGCGGGGACCTTGGCCTCCTTGGCCTGGGCTTCGAGGCTGGCCTTGACGGCGCCGGCGATGGCCTGGGCCTTCTCGACCGAGGCGTCTATGTCCTCGATGGTGCCGCCGGCGATGATGTCCCGGGGAATAGTGGGATTGGCAGCCCTGACGGCGTCGAGGTATTTAGAGACGGCCTGGGCGTGGGTCTGCTTGGTCTGCTCGAGCTCGGCAGTCGTGGATTCGAACCCAAGCTGCACTTCGCTTAGCTGGGCTTCCAGGTCGCCGATACGATTGTCCTTCTCAGCCAGCGCTGCCTCAGCGGCGGCCTTGGCTTTTTTCTCCTCCTCGAGCTGTGCCGTGATCGCCTCTAAGTCCCCGGGGGCGGAAACCTCATTAGTCCCTTCGAATTCGCTCAGGGCAGGGGTTTCCTGGGTTTCCTCGTTTTCGTTTTCCATACATTTCTCCTATTCCTCTTGAGATTGCTTCGGTTTCGCCTTGCAATGACAAGGGGGTGAGCTTATTATTCAGGCACTTCCATCTCCGCGGCTACCGCTCTCTCTCGCTCCGCCACGTGTGGACGTTGCCCTGAACTCCTGATTCATTTTCAGAATCCTCTCCCTCTCCTCCAGCCACCTGTTGAACTCCTCGTCGGGGTCCTGGACACCCATCTCGTCCATAGCGGTCCTCCGGCTGTG